AAAAAAAGCAACTGAAGTCCACCACGAAAGACCACAAAAACTAGAACCATTTTTCGCTTTGGATCCAGATTTAGCTTGGTCTGTTTGTAAGAAATGTCATTATAAATATGGTCATAAAACAGGAACTGAGTGTTCAACTGGAAAATTAGCTAAATTAAACTGTTAAGGAGTTTTATATGCGTAATATTCAATTTCAAGAAGTTATTATGGAGAATTTTGGACCCTATATTGAACCGATGAGTTTATCGTTCTCAAATAATCAATTAACTTTATTAACAGGTCCGAACGGTATCGGCAAAACGCTGGCACTTGATGCACTCCCATTCACTCTTTATGGTATCACATCAAAGAAGGCAAAAGGTGATGATGTTGTCAATAATCGAGTTCAGAAAAATTGTAAAACCTGTGTTCGTTTTAAAATAAATGATGACCAGTATATTGTAACACGTTATCATAAATATACAAAACTTGGTAATACAGTTATTTTAAACAAGAATGGAGTTGATATAAGGAAGGGTCACCGAGAAGTAGTTCCTGAAATTGAGAGACTTGTTTGTCCACAAAAAGCATTTATGAATACTTTAATGTTTGGTCAAAAGGTCAAAGATTTCTTTACTGATTTGGTTGACTCAGATAAGAAAGAAATTTTTAGAAAGATTCTGGGTTTTGAAAAATATGTTACTTATTATAAGAAGGCTGATGAAGAACTTAAAGGAATAGTAAAATTATTAGATAGTATCCAACGTCAAATCGGTATTGATGAGGGATTACTTGAAGATTCAATTATTCAAATAAAGTCTTTAGAAAAATACCAAGATGATTTTTATAAAAGAAAACAAGATTCAATTGACTCATTAAATAAATCGTTAGAAGAAAATAAAAGACTATTAAAAATTTGGCAACGGAAATTAGAGTCTATTCAATCTGATAGTGATACAGATTCAACGAAAATAATAAAAGAATTAAGTCAGGTTGAATCTAAACTTGCATTTATTCAAAGTAATTATAAGCAAGAACTTAATATTCTACATCAGAAAAAGACATTAAAAATTAATGAAGTTACCTCAGAAGCAGACACACAGATAAAGTATATCACTGATAATATTAAATCTAAACTGGATGAAATAAGAGACGAACGATTAACTTTACAAAATGAGTTAACTGATTTCATTTCGATAAAACAAAAAGAAATTCATCAAGTTGAACTTGAGATTGGAAACATCAGAGCCCTAAATAAAAATATTCAAGAGAATATTAATAACATAATTCATAATGTTTTAGAGCAAGATATTTCATCATGCCCAACTTGTGAACAAAGTGTAACTGACGATGTAAAAGATAACCTTCTTGCTAAAACAGAGAATCTTAAATCAGCAATTGGGGAAAATGAAAGTAAAATTGAGGAATTAAAAAAGAGAAAAATTCTCTTGAAAAACGAAAGAGAATCTTTCAAAACTAAAACTCTTGAAAAGTCTGATAAATTAAATTCTCAAATTGAAGAATTACATAAAGAGGAAAATAACGAACGATCTAAAATCAATGAGCGGTTACTTGATGTTATCTCTAAAATTGAAGACATTGCAACTCGAGAAGGACAAAATATTTTAAAAAAAACAAAATCTGATGAAAAAGAGTTAATTGAAAGAGAAAAACAACTTAAAGAAGAAAAAGAGAAAATTGATAAAAAACAACAAGAAATTGACGGAGTAAAAGATAATATTAAATTATCAGAACAGGAAATTAATTCTATTGAAAGACAGATAAAGAATAAGCGAGAAGAAGAATATGATGAAACACAATTGAACTCCTATATCAAAAAGAAATCAACTTTGGAAAATACGTTGATAGAAAATAAAGAACAAACTTCTAGATTAGAAAAGCAAGTTGAAATTTATAGATTTTGGAAAACTGCATATTCATCATCTGGAATTCCTTCAATGTTGATTGATGACGCAGTTCCGTTTATGAATGAGAAGATTAGTGAGTATCTAGAAATGTTAACTAATGGTAGATATATTGTCTCATTTGATACATTAGATTCGACAAAAGCTGGAGAATTTAGAGATAAAATATCTGTTCATGTTATAGATACAGAAACTAGAGCAAATTCGAGAGTTCAATTATCAGGTGGCCAGACAAGGATTATTGATATTGCTACTATTTTAACGCTTGGGGATTTGCAGTCGAGTATTCAAGATGTTAAATTTAATATCTTATTATTTGACGAAATATTTGATGCGTTAGATACTAATAACACAGCATATGTTTCAAAGGTTTTAAATAAATTGAAGATTGGGAAATCAATCTATGTAATATCTCATCAACATCAGGATCATTTAGAACCTGATAATACTCTTAGTATGAGATAACGAGGAATAAGTCAATTACTTCGACCACAAGGTTTTCTCGCGTCAAACTTATAAATTTCAATTATATTAACCTTTCATATATTTTAATATTTGTTCTATAAAAAACATCAGATCAAAATTAAAAAAATAACTTAAGGAGGTATAAGGTGAGTTCCTCTTCGACCATAAGGGTACGAGGTTTCTCTCACCGATTCTAATGAAAATAAAAAGTGATTTCATCACTAACAGTTCTTCAACTTCATATATTGTTTTAGATAATGGAAGGATTCCATTAAATTTAAAACTGCTTTTAGATAAAGAAGGACTTGAAGGATTCGATATTCGAGAATGTGAAGTATTTGAAGGAGGGCAAGTAGATAAGTTTAAACGATATAATAATTATGGTGATCGTTTAGATTGGGTTGAAAACGTAGTTGGGCCGCAACTTGGAGTATTAAGCAGGACAGCATATAATATTGCAATTACTCATATAAGCGAAGGTCGTCATATTCATTATATTAGAGTAACCAAAAATTATGATTTTCACCAACTTGTTAATAAAATATATCAACTTCAAATAGTATATTCACAAGGAGATTAAGAATGAGTAAGATTCGTATTGTCAATTGGTTATTAACAAGAAGATGTAATTTAAATTGTGATTATTGTGCTATTGTAAAGGACTATACTATAAAGCCGCCAGGATATCCAGACATTTCCTATTATATTAAAAATGAAATGACAACAGATTATATAATCAAGTGTTTAGATTTATTTAAAAAACATAACCCTGACCATTTTAATATCTTTTATGGTGGTGAACCATTATTGAGAAAAGATTTACCTGAAATTATAAATTTCTGTAACGATAATAATATTTATTACACAATCATCAGCAACAACACAAAGCAAATTCAACCAGCAATAAAAAGACTTTTTAGGAATACAAAGTATATTCAAGGTTTTACAAGTTCAGTAGATCCAATTTTCAATAATAAAAATAATTTTACTGATCGAGTAATAAAAAGCATTGAAGGTTTTAAACAGTTGGTTGAAATTAAAAAGCAAGGAAAAATTAAAGATGTTGTGGCTGAAATTACAGTTATGAAACACAACGTCAAATATTTATTTGATCTTGTTAAAAAATTAACTACAGAAGGGATAAATAGTGATATAACATTTATTGATATTTCTAAGAATCCTTTCTATGACTTTTCAAACGTACATGATAAAAGTCAATTAGTAACAAAAGAAGAAGCAAAAGATCAAATTCAAATGCTTCTGGATAGTGATCTAAATATACATATGAAAGATCAATTGTTACCTAAAATATTTGACTCACTTCCATCTAATATGGATTGTGAAATTGATAAAGGTCTTCATAATGTAACTATTGATGCAGATGGTTCAATTAGATTATGTCTTCGTGTAAGAGGACTAAAAAGTCCAACAATACAAGCACATCAATTATTTGACAAGTCTGATATTAATCTTACATCTCCAATCGTTCAAAAAGTGATAAATAAGGATAAAAAAGACTTTTGTGAATTATGTAATCATACATGCCAATTAATGAGCAAGATTATTGATAGTCAAAATCTTGATCCTAATGACCTAGTTCATAAGGATATAAGGGAGGGTAATTGATGCCTGACAAAAAGAAAAAAGATAATGTTGATTCTGATATTATTGTCTCAGCTGTCAAATTTTGGAAAAAGGTATTTGAGGAAAAAGATGTTGTTATAAAATTTGTTAAGAAAGATGGAACAGATCGTATAATGAGATGTACTTTAGATTTTACCAAAATACCAAATATAGATCATCCCAAAAGAGTCGATATTGAGAAAATCCTTAAACTTATTCAACAGAATAAAATTATGCACGTTTATGATTTAGAAAAAAAGGGATGGAGATCTGTACCTTTTGATAGAGTTGAATGGATGGATACAAAAACAAGACGATACTATGTAAAGAAGAAGAGGTAGAATGACTTTATTAAAGCAACTATTAGGTGAGATCAAATCTGATAACAGACTTGATAAATTAAGGCAATTATGTGATCAAATCATCAAGGAAGAAAACAAAAGCACACATAAACAACTTCCTAAAGGTCCAAATATTATTTTAGCATTAGAAGTACCCGGAAGAACATCAAAAGAAATTGCATTTCTAACTTTAGAACGAGAAAGTGAAGATATTTACTTGTCAGTTCTATACACATTACCAATATTGGGGGATGACAAATTAAAGAAACAACGAGTTTGGGAAATAAAAGATCACAGACCCGAAAAAATATTAAACAATTACTTAAAAGTTTATAAATACTTAAGAGGTGAATAATGAGTAAAGAAGTTCTTGAAATTAGAATTAATCCAGAATATTCACAATTAAACAGATCAATTTATGATAAGTCATTGAAAGAAGATTCAATTCCACAAATCAGACAAAAAATAGTAACGACTGATCTTTATATGAAGAAAATAAACAATAAAATGAATACTACAACAACATTCATTCCAACAAATTGTCGTTATTTAGAAAAATTATCTGATGGAAGCCATTTAGTTGTAACAGAAGAAGCACCAGCTATAAGAACAATTAAATTTGATTTTCCCTATGAAAAAGAACTTTATCAATTAGAAGAAGCTGGAAAATTAAAGGAATGGGGAATTTCACGAGATGAATATATAAAGAATAAACCTTCAAAACCCTATTCTTACAGACTTGCATTTCCTTATGTAGTTTTTATTCAAGCATTTGATAGAAATAATTATTTATATGCTGGACAGGTATTTTTTAGAGTTGCTAGACTTAGTGGATTTGCAGATTATCTTTTGAAAGCACCGCTTCTTAATATTTCTTCTGATCAATTCATTTGTTATGGAGAATTTAATAAAGAGAATAGGTCACTAGAGGCTGCTGTTCAGGATACTAGCTTAACATTTTGGTCAACAAAATTTAATGATGATTATGTGTATAATTATCAATCTTATAGAAGCAAACCAATTTTTGGAAATTATATTGAGTGGGAATATTATACTGAGTTGAATCCAATGTTCATATATAGCGCTGATTGGATTAAAATAGATAAGAATATAGGTCAAATGATAGGTAAATTTAAAGAAAGATATAAACTCAATGGTAATAGAAGGTTCGGATTCAGCGATTTATCAAAACTATTTACATCACCATCAACAACATCAAAAGTAGAGAAGGTTACTAAAAACCATACAAAGGAATTATATTATGATGTTGCACAAGGTCTGTTCTTAACAAGGAATTTATTTATCAATGTTGGAGATTCTTTAACATTGAAAAATGGGAAACGTGCTTATATAAACTCATTTATTAGTTTTCTAGATGCATCTGATATAAAATATATTCAGTTGAAAGATGAAAATGGCAAGGAAATATTGCTGAAATATAACAATAGAGTTGCTAAGTTTCTTAAAGATGTATTTGAAAAAGAAAGAAATCAAAAAGAAGGTATGTTTGCTAATGGAAAGAAAGTTAAAGCTGGGGATATTGTAGCTATCAAACCAGTTAATGCTATTAAGAAAACTAATGTGCCACCAATTTATAAGAAAGTTCAATATATAAGGAAAACTATAGATGGCATGACAGAAGCTAGACTAAATGATACTTTCTATATCCTAGAAAATACCGTTGGTCAAGTTGTTGACTTAAATAAACCGATATACGGAGATATCAAGATATCTAAAGATAAAGAATATCTCTTAATATCATCAATTGATAAAACTTGCATTCATAGAGGAGCAGCTGTTAAATTTAATAACGTAACTGTAGATTCAAAAGGTTCATTAGTATTAAAGTTTATTGATCACAGTTCTATTGGTAATGGTTATGAACACAATCTCAAAAGTAACTCTCAGTATAAAAGATTGGTTGAAATTCATAATACTAGAAAACTTCCAGATATATTTAAAGTCAACAGAACATTAATGACAACTTATCCAAGAGGTTTAGCTTGGGGGTCAGAACATGGTTTAATTCTTCATGATAAGTGTGAGATACAAACTCCAAGAATAAATTCTTTTGTAAAAAATTGTCTATTAGATAACAATACAAGACTTCACGTTGAAGGTGTCGACTCTGATATAGATTTTCAAATTGGAGATAAAGTTGTTTCTGCCGACTGGTTAAATCCAATAAATACTCTCATTATCAAAACTATTCAGGGATTTAAAGTTAATAAAGATACTGGAATTATTGATTTTGTCCTAGAAGATAAAAATGGAAAACTAACTATCACAAAATATATAGATATTACACATGGAATTATATTTGTTGGGAGAATAAGAAGGATTGTTAATGAATACGAAAAGGTTTTAGCTGGGACAAAAATCATTGCCGAAAAGGGTTATATTCCAAACTTCCCCAAGAAAGATACCAATATTATTATCGGTTTTATCACTGATACAGGGAGAGACGATCCTCTAGTTCTTTGTTCTAACGGTTGTACTTTATGGTATAGTTTTATGATGAAGAACTTCAAGAGAGTAACAATGAAATCGAGTAAATGGAAAAACCTCCAACATGTTCCTCTTGATATAAGAAAAATCCCTTTTCAACCAGGCGATATTATTCAATATAAAGGTTTTGATGAGAATAGATCTGGTTGGGTAATTTATTTGAATAACCACTCAACACAAAAAATAGTTAAAGCAGCATATTCCAGATATATTAGTACACATTCTTTAGATTCTTATATTAAGGATTCGTCATATTTTGATTGTATCCCAAATCCAAGAATACCAAGAAAAGATATTAATCTTGAGAATTGTAGAAATGGATATACAAATTACCATGGTCACTTTATAGAAAATTCAATCTCAAAATTTAGATTTATAGACGAAGGGAGTTTTTTGAATGTTTAAAATCCACATAAACGATGGAACAAATGAGTTACCTAAAGATGATATATTTTATATCGTTGCAAAAGATGGAATATATCTTAAGAAAACATTAGGAGTAATGGACAGTATCGCACCAGTGAAAAATATTTCAACACTACAAGAAATTTCAACTGTAGCAAGAATGAATATCAAGAAAATTCCTGGTGGCCAATTTGCTAAAGTTATAGCTTTTTTTAAAGAAGTCTATAACAAATATAAATCAGAAGCTGTGGTGCTTTTATTCTATAATGAGAAAACGAAAGTTTATAAGATAGTTGTCCCACAACAAAAAGTTTCTGCTACATCTATTGAGTATGACCGAGGCATGATTCTAAAAGGTTATAATATGATTGGTACAATTCATAGCCATGCTGCCATGTCTGCTTTTCATTCTGGTACAGATCACGATGACGAAATATCATTTGATGGTCTTCATATAACAATTGGTAATATCAATACAGATTTTAGTATTTCAGCATCAATAATCTCTAATAAGAACAGATTTATGGTTGAACCTGAAGAATATATTAACAGAATTACTAAAATAAAAGATGTTAATGAAAATATCACCAAACCAGTAAGAGTGGTATATAAATATTGTCACACTCAAAAGAAACTAGTTCCTGACGAAAAAGCATCAGCCAGATTTGGGACTACAAGTTATACCAAACTGGATAAACGTTATCAAGTTAATGTTTCAGAACGAAATTTCAAAGTTTCAAAAGGTTGGATGGATATGGTTGAGCACATAACCTACTATAATAGACATTGGCAGAACCACTATCATAGAAATCAACATATGATTAACCATTCGTGGGGGGGTCATTATGATGCATCCTTATGGGGCTATGGTTATAATTATAATAATCCAAATCTTGTAGGAAAAACAACTATGCCTGCAACTGTAGATGACAAAAAGGATAATGATGATATCCCCTGTCTAACTTGTAAGTTTAAAAAATATAAAATCCTTATTGAAGAAGATGAGGATGATACAATTGATTATTATGTCTGTAAGAAATGTGAAAGTATATGGGAAGAAGAAAATCTAATTGATGGAGAACAATGTCCCATTTGTATCACTGGAGATTTTCTAATTCCATATGAAGATCAAGATGGAGATCAAGAGAACGAAAAAGGTCTTAAAAATAACTATGTATTAGAGGATAAATATGATCACCTATTTGAAAAAGATACATCTATTCCTCTAACTCCTCCATCTGAATTTATTAGTTGTCCACATTGTAATGAGACTTTTCATATGTTCAACAGAGAAAGTAAATGTCCTTTTTGTCATAAATTACTAACTTCAAAAGTACAAGATACTGAATCAGAACGAGAACAACAGTTGAGTAAAGACTCGGGTCAATTCTTGGGTGAAGATACGGAAGAAATAAATCTAATAGCCAAAGAGATTATACAGAAATCTAAAGAAATCAATGTGGAAAAAATTCCTGATCCTAATGAAAACTCCACTCCCATTCAAGAGAATCAAAATATAATCCGAGGGATGTTTAGAAAAGTATTTGGAAGGAAATGGTAATATGAAATTAGATATCGCTATAATTGGATTAGGCGGAGTCGGATCTATTCTATTGGGAAGACTCTCTAGATTCTTAAACTTTTCTAGAGATATAGAGGCAAAAATCAATCTCATTGACGGAGATAATTATGAAGTAAAAAATTATGAACGACAAGAATTTGGTCAAATTGGAAACAAAGCAGATATTAAAGAGTTAGAATCAATAACAAGATATACTAATATCAAATTCGAGTCCTTTCCTGTCTTTATAAACGAAACAAACCTTAATGAAATGATTAAAGAAGACAGTATCGTATTTATGTGCGTAGATAACCATAAGACCAGAATGTTAGTATCCAATTACTGTAGAAATTTGAAAAATGTTACTTTAATTTCTGGTGGAAATGAATTTACGGATGGAAATGTACAGATATATATAAGAAAAGATAGTAAGGATCTAACTCCTGATTTATGTAAATACCATCCGGAAATTGCAAATCCAGATGACAAATTACCAGAGGAAATGTCTTGCGAGGAATTAGCACAATCCGATCCTCAACTATATTTTACTAATTTAGGTGTTGCAACATTAATGTGTTGGGCGTTTTATAACACAGTTATAAAACAAGATTATGAACGTTCAGAAATCTATTTTGATATTCTATCAATGAATACCAATTCAAAAGTCAGAGTAGTAAACTAATGAAAGGAGAACTTTAACGAATGGCACAAAAAAAGTTTACCAGAGAAGAACTCGATGCAAAACGTGTAGTTGATTTGAAAGAAATGTGTGTTTATGAACTGGATATTCCAGGGATGACCAAGAAAAGAAAAGAGGTGGTTATAGATGCTATTATGGCAAAATATGGAGAAGCCAGTACAGCAAAGACATCTGCTATCTCTACAAAAGCAGAACCCATTAAGGGTGTTGAATTTTCTGGTCATAGTGTTCTATCAAAACCGGAAATGCCTTTCGGAAAAAGAACAAGTACCACCATTCAAGTTTCTTGTGGTGCTTCTTCTGGTAATTTTCCTGTTGCAGGTAGGTCAGTCAAGGAAGTTGGCGAATTTCTACGTGAAGTTCTAAACGTGGATCGTCTTTCGACAGGTCTAGTCAATGGTAAAGAAGTTGATCCAGATTATCTTCTAAAACCAGGCGACAACCTTGAATTCTTGAAACCAGCCGGTAGGAAAGGATAAAAACCTGAGGTTAACCAGAAAGGGGGAATCTTAACAGATTCCCCTTTTTTTCAAAAAACTAAAACGAAAGGGATAAATGTGGTGTATAAGAATATAACTGTTATAGGACTCGGAACCCTTGGAGGTTTCGTTGCTGATGCTGTTTCAAGTTTAGAAAGTACTGAGAAGATAATAATTATAGACCACGATGTAGTTGAGTCAAAGAATCTTAAAAACTCAATATACAGACAAATTGATATTGGCTTGCCAAAAACTGAAGCACTTAAAGATATTTTACAATCGAAAAATCAAGATCTAGATATTGAAATTATGACAGAAAAATTTCTTGAGCAGAAATCAGAAATTCCAGATAGTGATTTAATCTTAGACTGTAGAGATATAACATATGATCGAGGAACTAAAATTGATGCTCGTATGTTTATTTCGTCTAGATATTTAATAGTTGATTGTCGTAAAAATGTCAATTACTCAAAACAAGTAGTTGGAAAATATATAGTCGAATTAAGCAAAGATGATTTAAGATATGCTGCTTCAATTGTATCAATGGCAATTCATAGTGGAACATTTAAGTCTTTGTTAAAAAACAAATCAGTGCAAAAATATGAACTAGATTATGTAAAGCATATTGACAATTACGAATGTGATATTGTATATGAAAATTTAGTTGGAGAAAATAAATTTATTAACCTTCCAGACAAAATTGTTCCTATAATTGACATGAACAAATCAAAAGATATAAATGTCTTTTTAGGAAGTAAAGTATTACCAATCACTGAAAGATTGATTCCAAAGAATACATTACAGAACAGCGGAGATTTAATTTCAAATTTAATATCTGTCGCTACAAGCGAATGTGATTTTAACCATTTTATTATCTCATTATTTCAAGAAAACAACCAAGTTTTTATTGAATTAATACCAGAAACGGGAGCAGCTTAATGTTAGTAAAAAATACATTTGTTCCCGGTGTTTTTGTCCCATATAAATTAATTTTTAAAAATGAACTTTACAATATTATAGATTTAGAAAAAAAATTTATAATTAGAGGATATACGATCCAGACTGTAGATAAACAAATTGATATGGTTTTTATAAAGAATCCACATCCAAATGCAAATCCAAAGACTGGTGAATTTTGTATCCCCAACTCATTAAGAGAACATACTATTTGTACAAGTAGTAAAAATATCTTAGAATTAATGTTATGTTGCTTTAATTTAGACGATTGTTATTTTACTCCTTGGGACGAAATAAAATATAAAAGACAAGAGGTGTGAAAATGTCAGAAGAAAAAAGAAATGCCGGTGAGGAAAAACTAAAACATCGAGTTTCAGAAGCTATAGATGAAATCACTGAGGCAACAAAACAAGCTCTCGAAAAAGTATTTGCAGGAATGGTCGAGAGAACATCTGAAGTTTGCTCTGATATAATTAATAAGAAACGAGATAAAATTAAAAGTAAAATTGAAGGTATAAACAATGGAGAAGAATAATCCAACTCTTTCAATTGAAGAAATATTAGATCAAAAAATTGAAGAAAAAATCAAACATTTGACTAAAGAGGATGTCCAATTTATAGTAAATGAATTAATCCCAAAGTTTGATGAGTTAATTGCAGAAAGAGTGAAAATTCATTTTTATGAACTGGGCAAATTCCTCACAGAAAAATTTGATCCAGGAGCGTAGGTATGCCAAAAATATTAGATTATAATTCATTTTGTGAAAACTTAGACGAAGTGACGTCTCTAAAAACATTTAGTAAAAAGAAGTTCCATCCAGAGGGACTATTTTCTGAGCAAATATTCGGTCCAATAAAAAATTATACTTGCCAATGTGGAACCTATTATGGAATTTCACGAACAGGCGAACAATGTAAATTATGTAAAGTTGATATTGTAAACAGTAATATACGAAGAAAAAGATTCGCAAAAATTACAATACCAATTAAAGTTGTAAATCCATTATTTTATGACCTTTTGGTAGATCTTGGTGGAAAGGATTTAAAGAAAGCTATTGATACACTTATGCGAAATGAGAAAAGTATTTTATATAAATCTCAAGATGATTATATAGTTACTGTTAATCAGAATACTCCAATTCCAGAAGGTTGTCAAGTTTGGGAACGAGCTGGTGCGATCTATGAGTTAATACTTGGAGTTGCAACAGTTGCAGTTAAGGGTGGTTCTGTTGAATGGAAATATATATTAGAAACTCTTGACAATTTATTAATTGACCAAATAATTGTTTTACCTCCTGACTTGAGACCAACATCAAAAAGTTCAGGAAAAAATAAGCAATTAATGGACAGAATAAATAGATATTATATTCAAATTCTTACAAGGAAAGAAGCTATGAAAGAGACAATTATAAATATCTATAAAGATAAGGATTTGTATTATACCTATTTTAAACAACTCCAAAAAGATGTAAATGAATTATATACAAGGATATTAGAAAAGATAGCAAAGAAAGAAGGTCTGATAAGAGGAAACATTCTTGGAAAAAGAATTGACTTTTCAGGTCGCGCTGTTATTACACCAGATCCTACTCTTAAGTTAGACGAGTGTAAATTACCATATCTAATGGTCCTTGAAATATTCAAATTACCAATAGCAAAGAGATTGTTAGAACTTGGCAAGTTTAAGCCATTAAACCAGGCAATTGATTTTGTAGATAAATGTATTGACAATCAAGTTCCTGTTTTATATGGAATTTGTAACGATATAATTACTGGAAAATATTGCGTATTAAATAGACAACCTTCTCTTCATAAATTAAGTATGCTTGGTTTTAAAATTAAAATAACATTAGATCAAGTTATTAAAATACACCCTCTTTCTTGTCCTCCATTCAATGCTGATTTTGATGGGGATCAAATGGCGGTTTATATACCAATTACTGAAGAATGTGAAAAAGAGATTGAAGAAAAGATATCAATTAAAGAAAATTTAAATAGTCCTGCAAACGAATCTCTTACAACCATACCAACTCAAGATATTGTCTTAGGAATATACTATTTAACATCATCTGAATTTAAAAATAGAGAAAAAGTCACATATAAAAATCAGAAAATCACTTGGGGTCAAGTAGTATTTAATAAACAATTACCAAAAGATTATCCAGTTATATCAGATGTTGTTAATAAAAAATTATTACTTCAAATATTAAATGATATTAAAAATAGATATACGACAGATGAAGCAATTAAAGTTCTTGATAATATAAAACGTATTGGTTTTAAATATGCAACATTGTTTGGTTGTACAATGTCATTAAAAGATTGCTATATTGAAGAATCAAAAGAACTTAAGAAAGATATTTACTCTCCTAAAAGTACAAGGGAGCAATTAGTTGCTTCATCAGATCAGTCACTAATTGAAAAAATAAGAAATAGTTTTAAATACTCACATATGATTGAATCTGGTGCTAGAGGTAGTTGGGACCAGGTAAAACAGTTAATTTTAACACGAGGTTTTATTTCAAATTTTGATGGTGAGATTTTACCTTACCCAATTAAAAACTCATTGATTGACGGGCTAAACCAAGAAGAGTTTTTCTTTTCAACATATGGATGCCGTAAAGGTTTATTGGATGTTGCTTTAAATACTGGAACGTCTGGCTACCTTTCAAGAAAATTAATTTTTACATGCGCAAATTTGCAAATTGATTTAGAACTAGAAGATTGTGGCACTAAAGATCTTCTTGAAGTAAATGTAAGCAGTAAACGAAAAGCAAGAATGTTAATTAATAGATATTATTCTGAGAATAATTCTCTACATAAAATTACAAGTGAAAATTATAAAAGTCTTATTGGTAAACATATTGAAATAAGAAGTCCAGTTCTTTGTAAGAGTCCAAAAATTTGCCATAAATGTTATGGTGATTTATACAAAAACTTAAATAGTCGATTCATTGGGATTATTGCTGCTCAAACTCTTGGTGAAAGGGGTACACAATTAGTATTAAGAACTTTTCATACTTCAGGGTCAGCAATTATAAAAGGCGAAGAAACCCAAGATGAATCAATGAGACAAAAAGATATTATTGGCGATCTCGCCTCAGTTTCAAAGTTACTGCATAAATTTAGAGGAAAAACATATACTGATATAATTGAAGAATTATTTGATGTCTATGATAAAGATATATATCACGTTCATTTTGAATGTGTAGTTTCACAGTTAATGTGGAAATTCCATACTAAATGGAGATTGCTAGAAAACAGAGATCAAGTTTCGCCAGATTATTTCTCAGTCCAAAGCGTCCCAAACAACGAAAGTTGGATTTTAGCTATGGCATTTTCAAACCCCAAGAGAGCAATTTTACAGGGAATCTTATATGAGAGTAGATACTCAGGAATCATTGATAAGATTCTGAAAGGTGAAAAAATAAACTAGGGTATTATTATGAGAGATCCAAAACGTATTGACGAAACTTTAGATGTGATTCGGGGAATCTGGAAACGAAGTCCAGATCTCCGACTCACTCAATTAATTATGAATGCTGTGTATCCAACCAAAGATCCATTCTATATTGAGGATGAAGATTTGGTGAAAAGGCTTAAAGATTTCAGTAAAAAATTAAAAAATATTTAGGGAGGAAGTAATAACTTGAATATAATTAATCCTACATTTAAAATTCAAGATGAAGATTTTAATATCTTCACAATAAGGAAAAAAGATTATGAACAGATTTTACCTTTAGTTGAAGAAATAGTTAAGCCAGTAGAGGAAATTGGATTTGAAATTATTGAAGTAAATTTAAAAGACTCTCGTTTTTCATCAAGAGAGTTATCAAAAACAATTAAACAAACTTTGGTTATTAAATTAAGGAAAGGGAATTCAAATATCGACTTGAGCATTTTTATTCCAAAGTTGATAGATGATAATTATGTTGTAATAAATGGGAGAAAAAAAATTCCATTATTTCAACTATTTGATATACCTATCGTAACCAGAGGTGAGAGTATAAAAATTAGAACAAATGTAGCTACAGTAATGGTTTATAAAGATCGAGAAGAACCAGCTATAAAAGTAAGTTTTCTTGGTAAAAAAGTTCCACTGTCTCTGATCTTATGCGCATATTACAGTATGGAAGATGTTAAGAAATTGTTTGATATTGATCTTCCTATTGATGAAAATTCCGAAGATTTATATGAGTTATTAAGGAAGGATATAAAATTTCATCTTGATGAGTCTGAAGGCTATACGCAAGACGATTTTATCATTGAGCTTGGTAGAATCTACTCCAAATATAATGCCAAATCAAAGGGTGAAGATATTTTATATGCAATTGATTTGATTCCAAAGGTTGATCTTTTAACCACTAAATTCTTTCATACTGATTCTTTATTAAATGAAATTATATATGCAATCAAAACAGTAAATATTGATGACACATTATTTACAAATAAAAGAGTCAGATGTTTTGAATATATGATATTATCAAAGATTTCAAAGATCATATTTGATTTATGTTTTGCTAACAGAACAGCCAGACAACCAAAATTTAATATTAACTCAACTCAAATATTATCAGAATGTAATGTATCAGAAATAGTCCAGTTCAATTTCTCTATTAATCCTGTTGAAGAGTTGACAAAGTTATCACGAATTAGTTTATTAGGACCTGGAGGTTTCAAAAGAGAAAATATTCCAAAACATTTAAGAGATATTTGTCCAACAATGTTTGGAAGAATTTGTCCAGTGGATACTCCAGATAGAGATAACTGTGGAGTATTACAGAATCTAGTACCAAATGTTAACTTAAGTGATGATTTAAGATTTACTAATGAAATCTGTGATAAACAGCCAATCTCAATACCTGTTTCACTAACTCCATTTTTAAAGCATGACGATCAAACCAGATTACAGATGGCTTCATCTCAAATGAGACAATCAATAATGCTGAAAGATTTTGATCCACCGTTAATAGGTTCCGGTTGTGAAAATCTATATACAGATTTTACCCAGTTTGTTAAAAGAGCAAAACATTCTGGTAAAGTGGTGTATATTGATGACGATTATATTATCGTAATGTATGATAATGGTAAACCAGACATTTTTGATATTTCATATCGAAAAATTTATGTTGAGCATTTAGACTTTATGAATCTATATGTTAAAACGGGAGATAAATTTAAATCTGGAGATATTTTAGCAGAAAGTAATTTCTGTAAAAATGGTCATATCAACATTGGAAAAAATCTTTTAGTAGGTGTTATGGTTTATTACGGAAATAATTATGAGGATGGTGTCGTTATTTCTGATAGATTAGTAAACAAAGATATATTTACATCTGTGCATTACAGAGATTTGTCATTTATGCTATCTCCAGATAAAGTTCTTTTATCTTTAGATGAAAAAGAGTATAAACCATTACCAAATAACTTAGAAACAATTAAAGCAGGGAACCCTTATGCAATCATTAAAAAATTGACTTCAAAAGAATTGTACTCACCATTTTCTGAAGATGTTGTTCTCGAAGCGAAAAAGAGTTTCATTATATCTGAAGTAAATTTATATGCAAATGACTGGAATACTGAGATTCCAGAGTTTCGAGATTGGGTAAAGGAGTGTTTAGATAAACAAAGAGATAAACAAAAATATTTACAAAAAGTAGTGGTAGATATTTTTGGTAAAGATGAAGGAACAAAGGTCATTCGAGAAAGAAGTATGGATAAATTTTCAGTTGATAAAAAATATAAACTGAAACGTGAAAAAATAAACGGAATCTTTGTTGAAATGTATGGAGTTCATTTTAGAAAGATAAGAGTTGGAGATAAAATTGCTAATAGGCATGGTAATAAAGGAGTAATTTCACAGATTGTTCCACACAAAAAAATGCCACAATTAGAAGATGGAAGACATTTAGATATTTGTATTAACCCATTAGGAATAATTTCTAGAATGAATATTGGTCAGCTCTATGAAATGCATCTATCAATGTCTATACAAGATCTAAAAAATAATATAGTTATAATGTTAAGTGAAAATAAACCACAAGATGAAATTAAAAAATATTTACTTGATTATATTAATATCATTGACAAGACAATTGATAACTGGTATTATAAACAATTCGTTGAGCAAATTCCTGAAGTAATAACTGAAGATTTTATAAAAGATCTTACTATAATACAACCTCCGTTCGAATCTTGTAGGTTAGATGAGGTTAAGAAAGCTCTTGAGTACACCAATACAAAATTTGAGCAAAAAATTTATGATCCTCTATCAGAAACTCATCTTGCAAACAAAATTGCTACAGGATTTATTTATTTTTTCAGAATGGTTCATATTGCAGAAGAAAAATTAGCTGCTAGAGGTATTGGTGCATATGCTAGACGAACATTACAGCCGCTTGGTGGAAGAAAGAATAAAGGCGGTCAAAGATGTGGAGAAATGGAAACTGCATGTTTAATCGGTCATGATGCACCACATAATTTATTTGAGTTTCTAACTACAAAATCAGATTGTATTGATTTGAAAAATAATTATATTAGAAATCTTATTGAACCAATGTTCAGTGATGAATTATGCGATATAGTTCCAGAATCAGTTAAGTTATTAAAATCATATCTAACTGTAATAGGAGTTGATTAATGGCTTATAAGCAATATATAACGTGGGAGTCTATTACTGCTGATACAAGCACTTCCAATTGTCTATTTCGATATGATCCTAGTCCTTTATTAGAAACAAGGTTAAAAAGAAAATTAGGTCTTGATAAAAATGAGAAGAAAGAAAAAATTAGTCAAAATATAGAACTAGTTCTTTTTAATATAAAGGATTTGGTAGTATGAAGAAAAGATTTTGTCCAGTATGTGGAGGTGAAATATTATTTCATTATGAAACTCCCACTAAGGTATTTCGTATCGAAAATGGAACATTGTTCAGAGAAGATAATGTTCTATATGATATTCCTGAATTAAAACCATATTGTTCAAATGATAAAACACATATATTAGATAAAGATCTAGACTTTTGGCAATGGGTTGATTCAGTAGAAATGTTTTTTAAAGATAAAGGCTTATAATTTATAGGGGGAAATATAAATGGATTGTTTACCAGATATACAATGTTCTCATCCAGAGGTAAATATACCTATACAACAAGTTGGTGTTGAGAATATAGAAGTACCTTTTAAACTCGAGTTTAGAAGTGGAGGTTTCTGCCAGATGAATGCTAATGTATCAATAAGAACAGATCTTGATCAAGATACAAAGGGAATTTCAATGTCTAGACTCTTATTAACTTTAAAGCCATATTTAGATTTACCTCTTAAACAAAAATTAATTAAATTAATATTAGAAGATTTACGAAACAATATTGGTAGTACAAATAGTTTTATGAAATTTAGTTTTCGTATGCCAATAATTAGAAAGTCAATTTTGTCAGACCATCAATTTCCAATATACTATAAATGTCGGTTCGAAGGTCAATTGAAAAATGGAGATTTTAGTTTTTTTCAAGGAGTTGTAGTTCAATATGCATCATATTGTCCATGTTCCGCAGAACTCTGTCAACATTTAAGAGAAAATGATTCAGTCGGTTTTCCACATAACCAAAGATCGTTTGCTGACGTTTTAGTACAAGTGAAACAACCAAACTATGTCTGGCTTGAAGATATTATTGATTCCATTGAATCTGCAATTAAAACATTACCATATCCTATAATCAAAAGAGTTGATGAGCAAGAAATTGCAAGAGTAGCAGCAGAAAATCCTTTGTTTGTTGAAGATGCAATCCGATTAATTTCATATCAACTAAATAATATGGGAACATTATATGATTGGATAGTTAAATGTAGTCATGAAGAATCAATCCATACATCTGAAGCAATTGCTATAAATTGGAAAGGTGTACCAGGTGGTTTTAGTGAAAGGAGATTTTTATGATTCAAGTTACAATAAGTTATAATGTAACTGAAGAAACTTACCAAAAATTAGATAACTTACAAACTGATATCCAATTGGCTTTATATGATTATGATTTATATAAAAATAAGAAAGATAAAATTCTATCAAAATTAGAAGATAATCCAAAAATTAGAATTGTGCATTTGCCTTTACAAACTCTAAAAATTCCAGTCACTGAAATTGACGAGTTAATAAATGATATTTTTATAAGAACTGGTTGTGTCAATTTTGTTGTGCACCCAAATAGAGGCATCGAAAAATTTCTAAGATATTTTCAAAAAAAGTCTCCGCAAATAATCTGTGTTGAAACATTTGCATGGCGCAGAAAAAAAGCTTTAAGAACTCCTCTCGAAATAATTGATGTATGTAGATGGTATAATTCTGCCTACATGACAATAGATACTTGCCATATTGAAGATATTTGGTTTGATCATAAAATTATGTCTTATCTACTAAAATATACAAAAGTTATTCATCTATCAAATAGAGCAAAAGGATTCGGTTCTCATATTCCATTTAATCATCCACATGGAGAATTGAAGTTAGTAAGTTTTGTAAGAGAATTAAAATTTAAATATAAATGGAGTGGATATATCGTATTGGAATATATGGCTGAATATCAAGATAAATTATTAAAAAATTATAATTATGTTAAGAGGCTTTTAGAGATCGAATAATGAAAATATTACCTTGGGAACAAGTTGAATATGAAGATTGTATTACCTCTAATTCATATATACATGATAGTGTAACAGAAACGAACAGACAATTCCAACATATCTCAGATAATGAAAGTTTAAAATATAGAAAAGGAGATATTGTTAAAATATTAAGTGGACTATATCAAGATTGTTCTTGGAAAGGTTGGTTTCTAACTCCAACCGATTATCAAGATTTTTTGAAGACCTTCAAAAATAGGGACAAAAAAATTCCATTATATGCAGCAAATCAATATGGTATGGTCGTTGGAAGATACCGAATAGTTAAGAGAAAATATTGTGGTATATTCTATGACTATGGTACACTTTTAATGACTCTAACTGGAACTAAAATAGGTCGGATAAAGAAATATTTTTCAAGATATCCATTTTATCTAGTTAGTAATTATCCACATAACCAAATACCTTTTGATACAGATATCAAAGATATTCTACTTATGAATCCTGGTAACTCAAATGATTCTAGAAATAAATATGTATATACCATATTTAAAAAAATAACTGAGGAGTAAATATGGATATTAAACGAATAATAAATATTTATCAGAAAGAACGAGAATATGAACACAGCGTATTTGGTGACTACGCAGACGACAAGTCTTTAAGTTTTCCCAGTTTTTTGCTTTTTCTTGAGCAATATATAGAGAAAGCAAAAAAAGCATACACAGAAAAATGGGAAACCGAATTACCGCCTTGGTTATTAAGTTGTGCGGAATTTGAAAATCACGGAGTAGCCCCAGTAAAAGCATATGAAGAAATCATTAAAGTTTTAGCATTAGCAGGTGCAGCTCTGGAAACGTATGCATTATTAGATCCAAGTGAGTGGAGAGCAAATGCAGAAAAAGATGCTCTCAAATGGAAATAAAAATCAAAGGAGTAGTTAACTATGAACGAAAATCTATCTCAAATGGTAAAAGATAGCAAAATACTAAGCGAGGATGATGTTATTTTTTCTGAAAGTAATTTAGATCTTCCTATTGAAGAAGAAGTAGAGAAGGTAGTAGAAAAAAATATAATTAATATTGTTCCATTATTTGAGTGGTTCAATGTAAACTCCGATAAATTTGAAAATATCAATGAAGTTCAAATGTCAATCAGAGGAGTTGATTCTCGAAAGACATTGATTATGGCTGTAAAAACCAATAGCGGAGCTAAAGATGAAGAAGGTAATGATGAACGTGTTTTAAGGCTCTTCGATGATGCACATATCAGACCAGTTCTAAATTTACCCGCTTTAGATATGCAAGTATATAGCAATAAGAATTTCAAGATTCTTTATGAATATAATGGAATCTTTATTAAATGTTATGGAGTGAGAACAGGTCTGATTGTTTCTTTTTGTAATGAGATTGATGGAAAGATAATTCCATATTCAGTTTCAAGAATAAGAAAGAAAGACACTGAATTAGAAGTTCCAATTTTCGACAAAGAAATTGTAGTTCAAAAATTAAAAGAAAATGCTGATGTGGAGGTTTTACAATTACTTTATAAACAAAGTGCAAAAGTTATTGACCAATTTAGTACAAATGAAAGTGTGGTTGATTGGTTGCTCTCTAAGCAAAGTGAGGTTACAGACATTAGTCATCATCTTCAGATTGATAATGTAATTATTGATATGCTAAAGTGAACAACCTCGGCCACAAGGGTACGAGGTTTTCCCGCGTCAAACTTATAAACCTAACATGGGGCTGATATTACTCATCGGTCCCACTCAAAATATTATGAAAATAAATGAAAATTGTAAATTAGTTTTAAGAGATTTATATCTTTACGATATTGAAGCATGTCACTACACTATAATGGGGAAGCTTTCTCTTGACTTAAGTCATATTAATCGAGAAGATAAAACAAAAAGAAATATTCAAATTGGTCAAATGATGAAAAAAAATCCACGCCTAACCTCTCTACTAAGAAGCACAACCCGCTCAGTAATTAATGAATTTATATCTATAAACAAGATAGAAAAAAATGATATTATATTAAGACAATATGATGGTATTATAATCTCAAAAATATTACGAATTACAGATACACATCATATTCCATTAAATATTCGTAAACATTTTCAGATATTTATTTCATCAGTTGATCGAAGAAAATATATCGCATTAGATAGTAAACAAAATGTGATTATTAAAGGTATTCCATTAAGATATAAAAGAATAGACGAAATTTATAAAAGGATATGTAATATAAATTTTGTTAGAAAAGAATCAATTTTTAGAAATCTTCAAAAGATAAAAGATTCAATAATTAATTCAAAAGATCCAAAATTGTTTGCCATTCCATTAAAGAATGGTAAATTTAGTATTTTTTTAAAAGAATATGACCAAATTGAAGTTTCTAGTTCTATTCTAAAAATAATGGATACTGATGATATTGATAAGGTGAGATATTTCAAACATTATATTGAGCCTTTCACAAAAAGTATTGTAATAGAATTTGTGAGGTAGAAAATGAAAATTCTAAATATTGCAGCAGGAAAACAAACTCCCTTAGATCTGGATATATTCCTTCCACCTGACTCGCCAAAAGATATCCTAAATATGGATACTTGTTATTTTCTAGATAACCATAATGTCGAGGATATAGAAACAACTTTTAAAGGTGAAGATTATCATAGAGAAACATACTTCAACTATGACGTATTTGAATTTATGGAACGAACTACAGTTCTTTTTGATCATGTAGTTATATATAGATATCTAGAACATATATCATTTACTCAAATAAATTATTTTATATATTTAATTTCAACTATCCTTAAAAAAGGATGTTTGGTAGATATTATAGTTCCTGATTACAAAATACTTGGTCAAATGCTCATGGATGATAATCCTCATAGGCAAGATTTTGAAGCATTTAATATTCTGCTTACAACTGAACTTTTGAATGAACCATCTTGTCCTCATGCCTCTATATGGACTCCAGATAGAGCAAAATATTTCTGGGAACTTGAGGGTAGATTTAAAGTTAGACAACGTGATATTTTTACACCTTATAATTTTGATGGTAGAAATATTTATTTAAGATTTTTAGCGAGGAGAGTATGACTGCTCTGGACAGCTAAAGCTATCAGCTTCGTTCTGCTAGTTTTCTAGGTCCTAGCATGGGTTAAAGCCATGGGTCAACTTATAATTAGCCTTAGAGAGGTATTTTCAAAGTTTTAAAAAGTAGATGGTGGCATTTACATTATTAAGAAATATTATCAGAAAGTGAACAACCTCGCCCACAAGGGTACGAGGTTTTCCCGCGTCAAACTTATAAAAAAACTCTTTTAGAAGAAGGTGGTGATTTTATTGAGAAACTCATTCAATCAACGAGCGAATGATATGGGTTTAACATCAGACGAAAATAAAGGTCTTTATAGTTATTCTGATAGATATAGCGAAGTCGTTTATAGACAATTGATAACTTTACCTTCTGAAGCATATGCGACCAGTAATGAAGATTCAGTTCACGAAACAGATGGTCAACAAGTTCCATTAATGGCAATCTACACAAGATCACTAACTGCAGTTGGATATACCTATTGTGGTTATGTTTCAGATATTTATCAATTTATTGGAAACGATGTTTTAAATCAACAAATTAGAAATGCTATTCAAGAAGTTGGTCTACCGATCATAACTGAAAATACAAATATGGATTTTCTACTAACTCAAATGAGAAATGAAATAGTAATTCAAAGTAGTCAAAACTGCGCAAATGTTGGTGATATTCTTCCAGTAATGATAGTTAATAATAGTTATAACGGAAGGAGAGCTGCTACAGTTGCTTTTGGTATATCAGTTCAGCATGAAAACGATCGGTTAGTGTTTGCATTTAACTTAGGTGAAATGAAACAAATTCATATAGCAAATTCTAATACACAAATGTCTTCAGTAATAACATCATATATTCAAGTGTTTTCAAATGATATTACAGATATGATTACATCAAGTTTTCAAAGTCAATTAACTCAAGACCAGTTTCTTTCTACCTTAGATGTAATTGAAAACATTGGTAAAAGAAGAAGAGAAGAAATATCAAAATTCCTTGCAGAAATGAATCCTTCAGAAGAAGGCGAAGATATTGCGTTACCATCTGCTTGGCAGATGTTTTTAGCAATTGTAAGATATAGTAGCTTTGAACCAAATCTAAATATGAAGAGACTATTAGAGAATGCTGCAGAAAGTGTTCTAGTTATTCCAACAAGGATGCAAGAAGTCTTAAATAGACTTCAGTCGTCATAATCTTCTTTTTATAAGGGGAGAGCAACTCGCTTTCCCCCAACCAATTTTTTTACTATTTTTTTTGGAACAAAATTATAAAAAAAGGATATTAGTATGCCAGAAAAAGAAGGATTTTATAAACAACGAAGACTATATGAATTAGTAGTAAAAATAAAAGGTTTAGACTATACAAATGAGTTAGTTTCGCTAGAACTTGTTTCATCCTTATCAACTGCATATCCAATAGTAAATTTGGTATTCTCGATTGATCCAAATGATGTATTAGCAGAATCAATATTTGGGGGAGAACCAATAAAAGTTTCAATTATCTTATACAGAGAAAGTTCTTTTCCAGGTCCAAAAGTAGATCTAGAATTAATGTATCTTAAATCTGATTTTCTCTTAACTGAAAAATCAGACATGACTGAAGCAGGACCACAAGTTATAAAAGATAGAACTCCTTTGATAATAACAACAGTGGTTAGAAAACCTTATAAAATTATGACTAGTTTAGTTAATGACGTTTTTATTGGAACGAATTTAAGAAGTATAATAACATCGTTAGCATCAGATGTAGGTGCTACACTAAAAATGGATTCAGATAATGAGAACAAAACTTCTATTGATCAAGTTTGTATCCCTCCTACTACATTCTATAAAGTTATAAAAGAATATAACAGAACAGATCCAGATATGTTTGACGGTTTCCTTGACCAAAGGTTTGGTTTATTTGAAGGTACGCCAGGAGTATTTTGTCAATATGACGGAACTGTTTATATAAAAAATTTAACATCAAAGCTTCAAAAAAATCAAACTTTTACTGTATATCAATTAGCTTCTGGTATTAAAGATAAAAAATTAAAACAATTATTCAAAGACTCGTTAAAAGGAGATACGTTTTATACCTACGATTTAGTCACAACAGACTATTCTGGTAATGCAAAATTTGGAGTTTTAGCTACGGATATCAATCATCTTGTAAGACCAAATAAAAGTATATCAGCTACTATTGCTCAAGATTTAGAAGATGTAGCAAAACAATATTCACTATTTTATAGCAAAAAAAATACAAGTCTTTATATTAATAAATCAACATATAGAAAAAAATATTATAACGAAGACACTGGTTATGACACAGAAACAACTCTTTTTAGATCTAGATTTGGAAGATTATTATCAGACTTATCAAGTGTGTCTCTTAATCTAGAAAGAAATTTACCAATTTTAAATCTTATTAATGTTGGTGAGTGTGTAAAATTTAAACCACAAACTTTAGAGTATAATGATTTAGAAGGGAAATATATACTATGGAGTTCCCACTTAAATTTCTCAAGAACAGCTGCTATTTGGGAAACTACAGCTACAATTAATCTTGCTAGAACCAACAAAAAGAATTAGGGGGGGGATTACCCCTAACCCAGTTTTCTTTATAACCACTTATAACGACAGCAAGACTAAATAATAAAAAAATAAACTAATAATTAACCAAATTAAATAATACTTCATAAATATTCTCCTTCTATAAAAATTAAAAAAATTAACATCTTTTCATTTATTAATATATATAGTAATTAGAACTCTTCTAATATTTAGAACAAAAAATAAAGGAGTATAGTATGGGAAATCTACAGAATTTAGCTGATGAATATATTACCGAGTTTCTTCATTGTAAAACTGACTTTAACTATTTCTGTGGAAAGTACATCCTTATTGAAATACCAGGAAAAGATGTTCATTTACAAGCATATTCAAAACAGGTTGAATTAATTAATCTAATTGAAGAAAAAAGATATGTTCTTGTTCTGAAAAGCAGGCAGATTGGTATCTCAACAATCATACAAGCATATGCTGCTTGGTTAACTGTATTTTTTAGCAATGTCGTTATTGGTATTATTTCAAAAGATGGAAAAGAAGCAACTGATTTTGCAAGAGCTGTCCGTGGTATGGTTGAAAAACTACCAAACTGGATGAAACCTCCAAAAGGATTATTAGGAAAAGGATTTGCAAAAAGAACTGAGCAATCTTTTATTTTAACAAATGGATCAAAAGTTTTTGCTTCACCAGTTAACCCAATTGCACCTGAAAAAACTCTTCGTGGTAAAGCAATTACATTTTTGGTTATTGATGAGGCAGCGTTTGTTCAATATATTGATACTGCTTGGACGTCTCTGGTTCCAGCTTTATCAACAAATCAAATGCATGCTAAAAAAGCAGGTGTTCCATATGGAACTGTAGTTCTATCCACACCGAATAAAACAGTTGGTGTTGGAGAATGGTATTTTAAACGATATTCTAGAGCCGTCTCAAGAGATGATATATTTGAACCTTTTGTCATTCATTGGGGAATGATTCCAGAATTAGCAAATGATCCAGATTGGTATAAAACACAATGTAAGTTATTTGATAATAACCAACGAAAAATTGCTCAAGAGTTAGAATTAAAATTCTTACCAGCAGAAGGTTCATTCTTCGAACCTGAGACAGTCGAAAAAGTACAAGATGCAGTTCAAAAACCATTAGAAAAATTAAAATTATTTAATGGAGAAGTCTGGAAATTTGCTAATCCAATCTCTGGGAGATATTATATAAGTGGAGTAGATACCGCACCAGAACATGGAGAAGATAAGTCTGCTATTACTGTATGGGATTATGAAACAATGGAACAAGTAGCAGAGTACCAAGGGAAATGTAAAGTTTTGGATTTCGTTAAAGTTGTAAAAGTAATAGCAGCACAATACCCTGGTTTATTAGTTATAGAATCAAACTCATATGGAAATCAAGTTGTAGAGCAACTAAATAGTAGTGAATTATCATATATGATCTATAAAGAAAAACGAGGTAAACAAACAGTATTGCCAGGTCTTGCCACTACGCCAAAAACTAGACCATTAATGATTGACGCATTATATTCATATATTACAGAATTTCCTGAGTCTGTCAAATCTGAAAGACTTGCTTTAGAAATAGCTGGTTTAGTTACAAAACCAAGTGGTAAAGTTGAAGGTGATACTTCTTGTTACGATGACTTAGTCCTTGCCACCTCAGTAGTAATGTATGTACGAAAATATGATCCACCATTGTTAATTGGTTCTCAAGAACATACACAAATTTCAATGGATATAAACGAAATTATAGAGGGTAATATTCCAGGCGTTCTTGATAAATCAAACGAAGGGATAATGAAACACGTAAAAGAAAATATAAATGATATGCAAGGGTTTGTCGATGTATTTAATATTTACGACCATCAGAGAGGTTAAAAATGTCTAACCAATTAAAAGAATTATTTGCTGCACCAAAAGGTAATCTAAAAATAGTTTCAACAGTGGATGGGAATCCTCTTTATTCTTCTGAAGATTTAAAACGTAGATATATCATAGCTATGACAAAATCAGGAAGAATTAGACCTATCTTTAAAAAAGTAAAAGAATTAGTTAAGCAAAATAAGATAATACCAGCATATACTACAAAATCTTTTTTTAAATCAATAGTTAAAAAACAACCTCTAAACTTAAAGGGTATTGCTGGTTATTGGAGCTGGGAACAACATATTGTGTATTTACTTGTTGAAGAGACAGCAAATATTTTTTCATTTACTTCAAACGATGCTCTTGCAATTCTAACAATACACGAGCTAGTTCATGCTTGTTATACATTAAGAAAAACATTGTTTCTAAAATTATTTAATGATGATTTTAAGAAGTTTTACTCTTTTTATTTCTCTAAAGTTTTTAGCATTAATGAAAAAGATATAAAAGGAAATGATATAAATGAAATAGTTAATTTTCTTTCTAGAGTTGAAAGTAAAGGAAAATGTATGGATAATAAAACTCTAAAAAAATATTACGATCTAATTGGGAAATCATTTATGGACATTTCTTCTTTATCAACTGAAGAATTTGATAAAATGAGAAATGAACTAATAATTAGTATAAAATTAATACAACGACTTTCAGCTTTTGGGCAAGGACATCAAGTATCAAGAGTTATCTTAACTTTTAAGCATATTTATGCTCCTCTATATACTACCTATAAGCACATTTTTTCAATTGATCCACTTAAAAATAGAGACCTCTGTTATCAAGAATTATTTACACCCAGTGAAATAATATCAATTACAGCTATATCGAGATTACCAAACCCAAAAATTTGTAGAATAATCAACACTTTGTAAGGAGATATAATAAATGCCAGATGATGAGAAACTTAAACCTGCCACTGATATTTTAAAAGAAGGCGCAATCAACATGGCCAGTGATAGAGCCCGTCGTATAAATAGTCTCCATAAATCTATTGAAGATATAACAAAAGAGCAAAATCAAAAAAGATTACAAGTGTCTACTGAAGTTAGTGCGTTAACAAGAGAACAGCAAAAGTTAATGCAACAGTTAGAACTAGAACGAAGTAAGATAACTAGTGATACTGCTAATGCATACTCAACAGTAATTAAAGGTTTAGGTGATACAATTAAACAGCTATCTGTTGGTGTTACAAGGATAACCACTGATACAGCCAAAATGACATCTGGTGCTATAAGGCAATATGGTAAAGCTATTAGTGAAGATATTAGTATTAACAAAACAAATACAATTGCTATGGCTCTTTCTAGAGCTACTCCTTTATTCGGCTATTTCGCTGCTAAGTTTATGGAAACTGATGTTTTTAGCGAAGCAGCAAGAAAGATTAAAGATAAAATTGGTGGGGCAGTTTCTTCAGGGTTATCAAGAGCAGGAGAATCAATAGCTGGAATATTCAGAAAAGGAAAAGGTGAGGAAGAGGCACGAGCAAGAGAAGATCTTGGAGCTATTTCTGCTAGTGTAAAAGATTTAGAAGCTGAATTAAAACGAGAAGCCCCAAAACTTCAAGTTGGTGGATATGTAAGAGAAGGTGGTTTAGTACAAGTACATGCTGCTGAAGTTATTACTCCAATTGATAAACTTCTTAAACAAATAGATGAAGCTAAAAGTAGAGATTTAGCAAAAGCTCTAAAAACAAACCTTCAAGTAATGGGTCAAACTCTAAATAGATTAGAAACTGTTGTTATTGAAAGAGATGAAACTAGAAAAAATATAATTTCTACATTCATTGATGAGTTTAGACGTGCTAGAGACCCACGTACAGAATCTTGGCAAGATAGAGTATTAAAGGCGTTAGTAGAATTAAAAGTTGCTATGGTAGGTACGACTTCTCAGTTAAGACTATCTTGGCAACGAACATTAGTTCAACATCCTTCATTTAGAGCAATATTGATGTTCTCACAGACAATGGGAACGTTATTCACAGCTCCATGGAAAATGCTTTTTGGTATTAGAGGTGGTTATTTAACTGATATTAGAAGAGCCACAAGAACTAATAATGTATATATGAAGATAGTTAATCTTCTATCTATTATATACTCTACTATGATGCCAAAATTAGATGATATATCCGTTTATACAAAAGCAGCAGCCGAAGCAGCAGTAGGAAGAGAAATAAAACCAGGAACTAAAACAACATTTACGTGGTTTGATAAAATTCGTGAAACTTTAACATCTAGAAAACTTGGCACACCAGCTGAAAGAGGTTTTGATGCATTTGTAGATAAATTAGGTTTAGACAGAAGAGCTCTCAAAGAAGCTGGAATTGAAAGTTTATCTGATTTATTTAGACCAGGTTTAATGATACGTAGAATGGGCGTGTCAAAAGAAAATATTGGTGAAATGCTTGGATTAGAAAAAGGCAAAGGAATTTTTTCATCCATCATTGACAATTTAAAAAGTTTAGTTAAACTTAAAGAAAAACAAGAAGCGAGGGAAGGTCCTCATTCGCCTAGTATGGCAGAAAATATTGCATCAACTGCAAAAACTACATATGAAAGTTTTAAAACAAGAATAAAAACAGAGAAAATTAAAATAAGTTTGTTAGGAGGAATCAAGAAAAAAGCTAAAGAACAGCTTGATAAGCTAAAAGGACTTGGTGACAAACTTAAAAAAATAGGAAAGAAATTATTAGGATGGATTCCTGTTGTTGTTGGTTTTATAAGTAAAATTTTGGGTGGTGGTCTTAGAGGTCTGGGAAAACTTGGAGGATTAGCTTTCGGAGCTGCTGGTACTGCACTTGGAGCTGCTGGCGGTTTGTTAGGAAGAGGTGCTGGAGCTGTTGG